TACTTGACTAACAAACACTAATTCACCTGGATTAAGTCCATGTGGATTAGCTGTTTGAATTACCGTAGTTGTTCCGACACTAATAATAGCGGTAATTTCTACTCTATTTCCTGGATTTTGAATAAGTGTATAATTAGTTGTAGCTAACTGAAAAACGTTTTCAACTAACACGATAATGTTTTGCGCTGCTGCCGGAGTAGGATAATCAGAATCACCACTATCGAGTGGTCCGAAAATAGTTTCAACTGCATCACCAAAACCTAAACTTTGCTGTGTTATTGTTGCAGGTTCTTTAAACCGCATTTTACGTAAAGCGCCGTTTTGATAACATTCAAATTCATCACTATCGGTATTGTAACGAATATGCCCTTCAGTATAGCTAGTAATTGCATTAGCCGTTGTGCCTTTTGGTACTAACATCATGTCAGAGCTATCTAGTACAACTTGGCCATTTATGTCGTATTTTACACCTACTCCATCTGGTGCAAAACTATTAGTATTTTGCCTCTTAATAAATCTCATTAGCCTTCAATCCAGCTTACAGTCGCAGAAAGCGCATTACTAGACGCCGTAAAGGTTACTGTGTCGCCTTCGGCTAACATAATTCTATTGTCAGTACCCCAAACAAATGTATCACCGGCATCTACAGTTACAGCGTTCACTACTCTGTTTACATTGATATTTAAACTATCTCCGCTAGGAATAAAGTGTAAATCAAAAGTAGCAGAAGAGCTTGAATTGTTGCACACAAGTATATTTAAAATTGCGTATTGTTTTCCTGCAGGTACAGTTACTGCATCTAATTGTGCTACAGTTAATTGACTAGTTGCTATTGACATTTCAAATCCTTAAAACAACATTGCATATAACAATGCTTTATCTTTACTTATTAATTCTCCAGCAGTGCCGGAACTATTTACAAAACTTATACCTGTAGCGCCGCTACCTTCTGCACTTCCATAAATCTTTACTCCATCAGTTGGAGGATTATCAGCAGGATTAATACCAATATCTTCTGCTTGGAAAGGTGAGGTTGTTAAAATTAATCCGTCGTCTATTTGAACATTACCAGTACCGCTTGCATACAATATCAAGTCTTGATTAGTACTATCGTCATTTAGAGTTGATATTTCATTATTCTGTATTTTTATATTATGTATTTCGGTTCTATTACCGTAAATATTCCCAGTATTTACACCGTCTACAGTAATAATAAACTTACTCTCAGTAGTATTTGTATCAAAATCTTCTGCTACAAAACTAGTATCTGCATCACTGATGGCACCTATAATTGCTTCGGTAAGTCTAAAGTCCACATACTGCTCAAGAGCTTTTGCATTTACTAACGCATCGTCATCTAAAGGTTCGCTATTGTCGATTATTCCACCAGGTACATCATAACTAAAGATATTTTCTTCGTAATCCTCTTCTCCACCGACAGATATAAAACTATTTAGAGGTGTTATATAAATTGTGCCGGTGTGATTTATACTATTTGAGCTCAATGGCAATACATTACCAACAGCATCTTCTGCTAAAAAAGCACCTGTAGTATCTACGCCGTTATAAACCGGAACGTCCTCATCAAATACAAATCTAGCATTATTTTCTGTTCCGCGGTCTAATTCAATGCCAGCTGTAGTAAGTGTTATACCTGCCCCAGTCTCGCCAGCATTGAGTGTTAGTATATTGTCAGCTATTGTTGTATCTACAGATTCTACAGTAGTAGTTGTACCTTCTACTAATAAATCACCTCGTACAACTACGGTGCCTGCGATACTCGAACCGGAACCTGTAGTATCAAGAGTAATACGTGCAGCCGCTTCATCAGGGTTGTCATATTCAACTATGATTTTATATTCATCGTTTTTTACTCGTACTACTCTTGACATCTACAATTCCTTATTGTGCAGGTACAGAGAATGTAACTACTTTATTTGGTACATCAGCATTGTCATCCGGCCAATCACCAATATTGTATGCACCACGGTCAAACTCTTCAGTTACGTCGTTCCATACTTCTACTGTTCTATTAAATAATTTTGTAACTCGATAAGCAGCACTAGAATCAGAAGCACCATCGATGTCAATTCTAAAACTGTTAGCTGGCATAGCGCCATTATCTGCGTTAGTAAGAGTTAATACTGTACCAGCAGCCGGGTTACCGGAATCTGAATCTAATCTTACTAAAAATTTATTAGAAGACTTCTGTTTTAATATATGAGCTGCGGTTGTTGCTTCATTGCCCGGAGCTCCGATATTATGTCTTGTTACAGCAATACGGCCTGGGCCAAAACCTATTTTTCTTTCGTTAATCGGACGTCCCATTTTTTTCTCCTATGTTGACGTTCTAAGTCTACGCTGTGGGTCAGCATAAGTCTATAGACAATGTATTTATCAACATAAGAGGAAAGGTATACTAGCCGAAATTAGTATACCTTTCAATTAAAAGCTTCGATGTCACGTTGCTCGAAAAAGAGAGTTATCATCGATTATAAAATGTGATAGGTTGGACTAAGGATTACCAACAATCGCCTTTGTAGATCCTGTCTATAAAGCGAAGCCTAGCATCGAACAGTTACTTTCGAAATACGCATCTTCATGTCTCCATGCTCATGCGCTGCCACTACAGCTACTAGCCAAGTTACTGCCTCTACTCAACAGCATTTCCTTGCACTATCTAACTAGGACCGTCGTCTTCGTTATGTTTATATAATAGCATCGTATAAAACAAAGTCAACCAAAAAAAGTCAAAAAAAAATAGGGCCCGTAGGCCCTATTTGTAAGTGTAATTTAGACTTAGCTAAAGCTTACGTTACCGTCTGTGATAGCAACGTTAGCTAGGTAGTCTGCTGCGTTACCTAGGGACGAAGCAGTGTTGTTAAGCTCAACATAGCCGTAGCGTGTTAAGAAGCTTACTACTGGTTCGAATGTACCTGGGTCCAACACAACACCACTTGACATTAGCGGAATGTATGGGCAGTAGAACGCTGCTGCGTCTGATTCGCTTGTACCTTTGTAACCAACTAGTACGTTAGCACTGTCTGCTGCGTAGCTGTTTACATATACCTTCATAGCGTTGTTTAGAGTACCAACTAGCTTTGTGTTAGTTGGAGCTTCGAAAGTACCTTCTGTTGTACGAGCAAACGCAGAAGTTGTAGCTGACTGAAGAATTGTTAGCGCAAATGGGCTAACAACTGCCCAGTTACCAGCGCCACGACGTGTACGCTGAGCAATTAGGTTAGCTGCACGGTTGATTTGAACAGCAAGTGCTGCGTGCTCGTCACCAACGAATGTAGCTGTACCAGAAACTGCTGCCTGGTCGTAAGTTTCAACTGCACCACCAGCAAGTGTGCCTAGACTAGCTAGGATTTCTTGGTCGATTTCAGCAGTAATTTCTTGTGCTAGAGCAGCCATAATTTCTGCTTCAACATCAATACCGTGCTGTGACTGAGCATCTTGAGCAGCTTCAAAAGTCCAACGAGCTGATAGCTTACGTGATTTAGCTTCAACTGTTTGCTTTAGAATCTGAATGCTTAGTCTGTTACCAGCAGAACCTTCAAGTGCTGCTGTGCTTGCCGCGGTAGCATTTGCTGTGTCACCGGAATATGCTTCAGCAATTTTGAATGGGCTTAGAGCTTCTTCGCCTGCTACTGCACCGCTTGCGCCTGCGCCAGCTGTGTCGCTGTAGCGAACACGTAGAGTATGAATTTGGCCAACTGGACCAGTCATTGGCTGTACGCCAACAAGCTCGTTTGCAATTACAGTTGGCATTACACGTCTAATTACTGGTAAAATTACACGGTTAAGTGTAGCAACGTTACCAGCAGATGTAGCACCTGCAGTTGCACTCTCTTTGAGATACTTGCGAGTATTTTCGAGAGTTGTTTCCATTACGGATTTTCTAGTGCCGGATAGGCCTTCAAGCAATGCACCTTTGGTGTCGTGCCAGCGACCTTCTAGTAGTTCTGACATAATTAATCTCTCCTTATTTTAAGCCTGCAAGACGTCGTAGTGCAATTACATTTTGATCGTCTGCTATAGAACTATGTGTTTGAGTTTCTTTGTTGCCTGTTATTTCTTTGCCTTCAGTTAATTTTGCCTTTTTACTTGTCGCCTTTTTAGCAGTATTACCTTCTAGTACTGTCGGCAAGTATTTGTTATATGCTGTTTCTAAACGTGCAGTTTGAACTGACTCTAGCAAATCAGACATAATTTCTTTCTGACTTGAGCTTAGAGGTGCTAGAAGTTCTGCAACTTTATCTTTGCGTTCACTGCTTTCTTT